TACGGGCGACGGCAAACAATTTACAATGTCCTGGTTAAAAAACCGAGTCGTTAGATTTTTGACAATGCAAAACGGTATCTCAACACCATTGGATAATACATATATTGTAAGCATCTCTTTTTCTTCGGCAAGAAATGTTACTATTGCGGTATCACCTACTTTTGTTGCAGCATCTGCAGCAAATTTGGCAAGCGCAATTTCGCTTCAAGAGGCAATCAATCAGCAAGTTTTATCATTGCCATTCCAATACAACTTTACGGTCACTTATTAATTATGAGTAAATTAATTTTTGCGAACAATGCGACCAGTAACCTTGTGGCTGCGATCTCAAATAGTTCGACCGCTTTGCAATTGACACCTAATACCGGCATGTTATTTCCATCGCCGACAAGTGGCCAATATTTTATTTTAACAATGACCGACGCCGCGACCGGTTTAATTCATGAAATTATGTACGGTACCGCGAAATCAAGCGACACAATTACCGTTGTTCGCGGTCAAGAAAATACTACTGCGCGCGCGTGGTTAGTTGGGGATTATGTCTCATGCTATCCGACAGCGGGTACACAAGCCACTTTTGCTCAACCCGATCAATTGCAACAAGGCGCATATTCATTCTCAATCGCAGGCGGGACAGCAAACGCATTATCGGCGGCAATTGCGGGCGATCTGGCAACAGTTCCCGCAGGCATGCCTTTAATTGTGCAAGCAATTAGTGCCAACACAGGGCCTGCAACATTGCAATTGACAATAGGCTCTATGGTCTTTAGCGCAGTTAACATTGTCAAAGGTAACAATAGCCCATTAGTTGCGAACGACATACCTGCATCTGGCTATCCAATTCAGTTAAATTACTCATCGACGTTTTCAGCATACGTGATGCAGAACCCGGCAACAGGCGTCAGTTCAATCCCTGCGGGCTCTATAGCGCAATTTCCGTGCACGACTGCACCGAGCGGTTATTTACTCCTGAACGGCCAAATAGTTTCGCGTACGACATACGCAAACCTGTGGACTTTTGCGCAAGCAAGTGGAAATATTGTTTCTGATGCGTCCTGGACTGCCGGTCAATTTAGTACTGGCGACGGTGCAACTACATTCAGATTGCCACAATTTGGTGGTTACTTTTTGCGCTCATTAGATAACGGCAATGGAATTGACCCCGGTCGTACAATTGGCTCAATTCAAGGCTCAGCCAACATTAGTCACACGCATACAGCTAGCTCAAGCACGTCAGTCACGCCGTCGTCCACGTCAACGGCAAGTGCAACGTCATTGGTCAACGACCCGGGTCATGCGCACTCAGAAGGTATGGTGTTGGGGGCGGCGGGATTTAATGGCGGCGGTGCATATGTTGGATCAGGCGGTAATCAATTTTCAGGCGGGGGCGCGTCCAATTTCGGGTTTAACGGAAGCCCTTATCCGACAAATGCGGCAAACACAAACGTTACCGTGTCAACCAGCGTGTCTGTCAGCACCACTACCACGGCCAGCGCCTCGACAAGTACGACAGTTAATGCGCAAGGCGGTAGCGAATCGCGACCAATCAACATTTCTGTCATAACCTGCATAAAATATTGAGGTAATTATGGGTGTCGTCATCGCATTACGTGCCGGTCAAACAAACCCGTTATCTTGGGCGCAGGTTGACGCAAATTTCACCAATTTGGCGAATGCAGTTAATGCGCTACCGGTTCCGGCTGGTGGCACAACGTCGCAACGACCAACTTCACCAATCTTATATCAACAATATTTCGATACCACATTAGGTCAACTAATAACGTGCTCAAGTTTAACCGGCCCGACATGGGTCAATGCTGCGGGAGTTTCAGTATGAAGAAAATTATATTATTGCTTTTATTTTTAATATCCGGCGTTCAAGCGCAAACTTTTCAAGTCAACAATTTGAATGCGTCGGGTACGGTTACAGCATCGTCTTTAGTCGGCCCGTTGACCGGCAATGCTTCAAGTGCCACAACGGCAACAAGCGCGACAAATTTAGCAGCGGGCGGCGCCGGACAATTGGTATGTCAAACGTCTACCGGCACTACCGGCTATATTGCTTTAGGTACGGCAGGTTATTTTTTACAAGCTGGTGCATCGGGCTGCCCCACGTGGGTTGCCGGATCAGCTTATACGCCCGGTTCCGTGACCATTACTGGAGGTTCAATCAACGGGACGACCGTTGGCCTAACTACACCAGCAGCAATCAAAGCGACGACCATTAATGCAACAGGATCGGTTATTTTAGCAAGCACGTCACCGTTGCTTGTTTTAAACGATTCGTCCGGAACAGGTCTTGCGCAATTGCTTTTTGACAATTCCGGTAATTCAGAATGGGACTTGGAAAACATTAGTTCGACTAATCAGTGGGTGCTACAGCGATTTATATCTGGCACATTTCAAGATTACCCAATTACTGTATCTAACTCGACTGGCGTTGTGAGTCTTGTCGATGGCGTAATCATTAATCCATCGACACCGACATCTACAGAAGTTCAAATCGGATCGGGCTCGGCATCTTCGCAGGGTTGGTATATGGGCAATTTGGCGACCGACAATAGTGGAATTTGGACAACGGGCGTCACGCCATCTTCGACCAATTTTGTAATGGCGGCTACCAGCAGCAATACCTATATTAATTCGTCTTTGGGGGACGCTTTTTACGTTGGCGGTGCATCCGTTTTTAGTTGTTCAAATCTTTGTCAGTTCCAAGTCAATGCCGGTTTTGCAAGCACGAACGGAATCATCGGCACAACGTCCGGCAATAATACCGCCGCTGGCAATGTTGGCGAATTTCCGACACCGACAAATTTAACTGGCGTATCTCTAACCACCGGCACTGGGGCAAATATTAGTAGTTTTAGTTTGACAGCCGGTGATTGGGACGTGTGGGGAGTGTGTGAAATTAATCCGGCAGCGACGACAATTCCCACTAATCTCATATGCGGAGTGTCTACAACGTCGGCGGCGGTGGGCGCAGCGGGCTCATTTTTACGCATACAAAATACAATGCAAACGGGGGCGTCGCAGGATGCGAGTGCCCCGATCCAACGTATCAATATTTCGGCGACAACCACAGTTTATTTAGTGGTCTCATCCTCTTTCACTGTCAGCACAGAAACCGCGAGCGGCTATTTGTTTGCCCGACGTAGACGTTAATTAAATTTAAAGGATATTAAAAATGGATGACGATCAAAAATTACCGCAACCAATTAAAACGCCCGAAGAGGAAGAAATCGGCGGGAATTTACCACAACAACCGCCAGTTAAGCCGTAAACTATGCGCGGAATACGTTCCAGGTTGATAGCGCTGACCATTTTATTATGGTCAGATTTTTTATCAGCTTACGTTTTAAATTTCATTCCGACCAACGGAGCGTATCTGTTCGCGTGTGTAAATTTCAGCTTTTTAACATTGCTTTTGATTTTAAAAAATAAACCGACCTCTGTCATGGTTGACGTTTCACTACTCATGTTTGGGCAGATGTGTACACATATTTTCGCGTGGCTAATTGCGACATACGTTACGTTCCCTTACTTTTATCACAATGCGATTCTAACTATCGTTATAATTACTTATCTACGGCTAATTTGGATAGGTAAAAGTGATGGAAACATTGTGCAATATCCTCGTTGGCTTGTATTTTGTTGTGATTATAATTTGGTCAATTTATTTAATAAAGGTGTTCGGCCATGAGCCATTTCCAGACGATAACGCACAAGATCAACGAACTGATTTCGACACCTGAGGTCGGCGCGACAGTCGGATTATCTACGGGTTTATTGGGGTATCTGAATGCGTTTATGCAAGAATTTCCAATTATTCATGACGGTATCAGTTTGCTTGCGCTAATTTTAGGTTGTGTGCTAACGTACATTACGATTAGAATTTACATTGTCAACTGGCGCATCCGAAAAATGGAAGCGCGGGAAATCGAGATTCGACTTTTGCGACAAGAATTGGCTTTGCTGAAAGATCAAAATGCAACCTGATGATTTTATAGCTCAAATTGCCCCAGCGGCACAAGCGCTTTACCCTTCGACGGGCGTATTCCCCTCCGTGGTCGTCGCGCAAGCTATTTTTGAATCCGGCTGGGGTTCGTCGGAATTAACAATTCGGGCCAATAATTTGTTTGGCATTAAAGCTGACCCGGCATGGAATGGGCAAACAATTTCATTGCCAACGATTGAATATGAAAACGGTGTGGCCGTAACTGTATCGGCTAACTGGAGATCATATCTGACATGGCAAGCATCAATCTTAGATCACACTAATTTTTTACATGACAACGAACGTTATGCAGGGTTGTGGGTGTTGGCCACACCGCAAGAATTTTGCCAAGGTTTGCAAGACGCCGGATATTCTACCAATCCGAACTATGCTCAAATGCTGATCGATGAAATATCAGCACGTAATTTAACACAATATGACACGGTGGCGTCATGAACCCAACTTTGGTATTCTTGGTAAAAATTTTATCGGCGGCAATTCTTGGGGCCGCGTGGGTTTATTTGACACTGTTCCCCATGCCCCACAGTGACACGGTATTGATCGGCATACTGCCGCTTTTGACACTGCTACTTCAAGACTTAACAAAGGGTTTAAAAAGCAATCCCAGTAACACTCAACCGGAGGAACAGAAATGAAAAAATATCTCAGTTTTTTGGCAATTTGGTGCTCAATCTGTATCGCAGCATGTTCAACAACCGCGACAGCACCCCAGATACAAACGACGTATTCGAAAGCATGTCTGGCGTACGCGGGGGCGTTACAGACCGCAAGCACGTTAGCATCGGCAGGGAAACTGTCGGCGGCATCGATTGCGGAAATCAACCAACTGGACGCGCAAATAACACCAATTTGCAGCCAGCCAGCGCCAGCCGATCCGACAGCGGTAACGCAACAAATCATGTCAGCAGTAACGAATCTGTTGGCCGACTCAATTCAAGGAAAATAATCATGGATAACGCACCAACAACAGAAACCACAGCGGTTATTGATGAAGCAGCCGGTGTATTGGCGGCAGTCAATCCGGCAGACGCGGCAATTGCCGCTTCGATCCCCGCAATCATCAATGTGATACAGGGTATCAACGCGCTGTCATCATCCGGGGTAGTGACCGCAGATCAATCAGCGGCGGTCATTCAGCAAGTCATTGCCGCGCATGCTGCATGGGTGGCAGCCACCGCCATCAAACACGCATGAAACCCATTCGCGTCGCCTTGTCGGGCTCGGGGTTTAAATTCCCCGCGCACGTCGGCGCGCTTATGGCAATTCAAGACGCCGGATACAAACCTGTTGAATATGCAGGTACATCCGGCGGCTCTCTAATTTCTGCATTGGCCGCATCCGGCATGCCGTTGACTAAAATGCGCGACATTGCGTTAACACAAAACTGGTCAAATATTTTAAAATTTACTCCGACAGCCTTAATGCGGGGTGGTTTCTGCAACGGTAAAAATCTACAGTCTTTGATTGGTAATTACACCAAACATCAAACGTTCAGACAATTGCGCACCGATTTAACCATTGTGGCGTCCGACGTGGCGTCAGAGTCGTCATTCGTTTTTAATAAATACAACACCCCTGACATCAGCATTGCTAAAGCAGCGCGGTCTTCTGCGTCAATACCATTCGTTTATTCGCCGGTGCAAATCGGCAAAGCATTATTGATGGATGGTGGTATGATTGACAACATTCCTGCCGATTTATTGGTTAAAGACGATATCCCGCGTTTAGGGATTCAGTTGGTCTCAAAACAAAGCCCATTCAGCGCCGCAAAATCATCGCTATTCAACGTTGCTCCTAGGTTGTTAGACTTAATGCTCAGCGCTACGGAAAACGCTCATAGAGCGCTTGCGTTGCAATCAGGGGTACATTTTGCGTACATTGAAACCGGGTTTGCCGGAGGTTTAGACAAAAACATGACTTTTGAGTTACGATCAAAATTGCTCATGACCGGATACAACGAAACCCGATCGGCGTTGACTGAGATGGTATAATCATGCTGTGTGCTTGGGATGTGAGCTCTGATTAATTCATGCCCTCCCAAGCGTTAGCACCAAACCACATCATCAAATAGCACTGTGGCGATCGTTTCGTGCACAATCCCAAATATGTAGATATTCTGTACTTGTAAATATCCATACCGAAGCAAAACGATGTAATTTGAAATCATGGCAACACCCCCAAATCTCGCAAGATTGATTCACAGTTCGCAGCATACCAATCGTAGTCGATATCGCTCGGAAATTCATCTGGTAAAGTCATACAGGGTTGCGCACCTTCTGATCTACCTACGGTATTCCCATTTTTTGCGTACACAATGGTACCCGGACTATTTACACCATAATACCAGCGAATGACTTTCCCAAGATATTCTCGAACTTGTGGATTAAAACAGGTCTGATAGGCTTCCTGAGCAGTCATCGATACGGACTCAAATGTATCCGGTAGGTTTTTAATCCATCGACGCCCGACTTTCAGCCATCCATTTGCTTCCAATACTGGCACCATGTCTTTAACAAGTGCATTTTTATCAGGCCCTTTACCCCACAATTTCACCGCACCGCCTGCTACTTTTTGAATTGTCACAAATTTACGGATATCGCGACAAGCCGCAATCGTTGTGCGAACCGGCGTACCATGCACCAAGTATTTTTCTACCGCATCCGAGCAAATTTCAACGTCGGGGTTCTTCTTTGCGGCCAGTCCAGATAGGGCATATTCACCTTTGCGCTTTACGTCGTCGGGTGTTTTTATCGCGTAATAGTTATTTACATCGCGCGCGTACAATGCAACATAATCCGAAGTTTCCATTTCTAACCCGGTGCGCTTTTCCCATTCTTTAATCAGCATTTCACTTGTGGTCAACAAATGATTTGGGCATTCGATCACAATGCCATCGGTGTTGGCCGATCGCACAGGTATTCCATAATATTCATGCCATTCGATTAGCATCAAAATTGATAATTGTCCGGTCAACGTTGTTTGAATCAACATTTCCGGCGCAAACAATATTGAATACGGTGAGCCGGTTTTACCAAATGGGCCGTTAATTTGAATCTTGCCGCCTTCGGAGCCGACTTTAGCGTCGTCGTATTCGATACAATCAGTCTGATGTGCATCTTTCAATCGCGCCAGCGTGGCTTTATGCACCAGACGTTCATCTCGAATAGCCGTGTATTCTTTAGTAAATGCCGGGCCGAGCGCAGCAGGAAATTTTCCCGAATTAATCATAAGTGCCGGGTAATAACTGGCCACATCGGGCATGCGCACAGTCTTGTTTGCATCACTAACAAGTATTAATTTTTGCTCTTGGCTGTGAAGTCCGCCAATACCCATTTTATAGGTAGTATCGCCGAGCGTAATCGTTAAACCTTCCAGTGCGGCAGGCATGCCAACTGTGGCATTCGGGTTCAGTGTAAAGATCGATGATTTGACCGCTTCGAATGCGGCAATCAGAGCAGGATGGGTAAATGCAATAAAATCAGGCGCTTCATATTTAAAACGCAAATTTATATTTACATCCTGTCTGTATAATTTACGACCGAGAACATTTTCACAGCGTAGTTTTAAGACAGTTTCGCCTATTTGGGCATCCGATTTACTGCGCAGATCAATGCCATAACGTTGACTTAATGCCCTGCGAAATTTCAATTCAGATTTTAGCCCGTCGAAAACATCCTGCAACAATTGTAAATCGTTGCCACAATAATCAAACACGTTTTTTATTTCATCCTCAGTCAAACGCGTGTCTGGCTCATACGGCAGGTCTTGCAATCGCTTGCTATGGACACGAGCGGCAAGTTGTTTTAGCGATGCTTTGACACCAGGGCATGTTTCGATAATATCGATGTGGTCGAGAGGTTCCCATTTGGCGGGTAGATTGATATCCCATGGTTTAATTCCCTGAACAATAATCTGATCATTTAAAAATTTCAATTGCGCCGGTGTGTATCCACATAAAGCAGCGTTGATCATAACAACGTCATAGTTGCGACCATTAAAACTGACGGCAGTAACAACGTCAAATAGCCAACGAATTCTAAAACCCTGCTCAGGCGTCAATCGTTGACCTTCGCGCAGTTCAAAACTGTAACCGTTTTTAAATCGGAGCAACCAATAATTCGGATAACATTCGGTGTCGAACATTATTTCGGGTTTGATCATGATTTAGGAACCCAACCTTGCAAATTAAAATAGGACTCCTCGCCGCGAATGACGTGTGTACCTTCCTCGGTGCGTTCAACACGACAGTTTGCTAGCGTAAAATCCGCGCGCACGCCGTGAAATTCAAACCCCGCGATGTTGGGTAGCAATCGTAATGGGCGGACTTCTTTGGTATCAATCACTTTACGCATTTGCATGCTCATTTTTGATCCAATGCGCGAATTGCTTCGGCAATTGATTCATTGGTGCGCTCAAGATCGTCAACATGCGCCTGCAACAGATCATTAAATTCCGCCGCTAACTGTTTGGGCAATTTTTCTAAAAAAGCGTCAAAATGAATGAAAATTTCATCAGTGTCCAGCATCGCATCTTGCAATATTCCGACCGCTTTGCATGCAGATGGCACAAATTGATCCTCAAGCTGGCGATCAATAAAATTGACAATATCGGCACCGAATTGCGAACCGGCATACATCTGCGCTTTTTGATGTTCAGATAATTTCATAGTTATGGCTCCCATATGGATTTAGGCGTGAAAGCAATAAATGCGCCACCCGTAAATACGAACCAAACATAAAACGTACGACTAGCCTCCGACCATTCAAATACATTCCAATCTAAAACAATGAATCCGCCAGCAACATAAAGTGCCAAAGACCACAAAATGATTAAAATGAATCTTTTCATAATATCCTTTTAATTTGGCTAACGTAGGTGACAACCCGACCCCAAAAAACAGCAATAACCGGATATTCACCAACGACAGGGGGTGTGTGGATATCATCGGAATTTCGTTGCACCACACTGCCCACAATTGACACATTTTCGAACTCTTTGCCATCAACACATCGTATCATTTGCGCCTCACTTAAAAATAGCCCGGTCACGCATCACAGCAACCGGGCGCAAAATTACGCAACCGTCATCAGACCATTTTGAATTAATAATGCGTCGGTGTACCCGGCAGCAATATACTGGTCATAGGTACCTTGCGCCGCAGCCGTCATGCGTTTGACCGGGGTGGCAGTCAATCCCGGCAGCGCGGCAACTGGCCCGGCTTGTAAGAATGCTGGATTCGGCACAATAGGTAATTGCGGAATGCCTTGAGTAACCGGGGCAGCTTGTTGCTGTGGCTGATAGCTTGCCACGCTGGCAGGTAACGCATTAAGTCCAGGTAATCCCGGCAATTGCGCGCCTGGGCTGGCGGGCAATCCGACAACTGGACTAGCCGTAGCAAACCCGCCAATTGGCACCGCTGACGCCCCTGCTGGCAACGGTACGCCTCCAAAACCTGCCTCAGACACATCGGGGCCAGATATGATCTCCTCGCCGTACGCAACCCACGCAATCATGCGCGGATTGACGTAAATGCCAGCCGATTCAGCGGGGGCGTTATCCGTTAATTCGAGATTGACCTGTACATAATGCCCGCACTTGACAAAATCGTCTTCACCAACGATTTGAACCCATTGCTGCGACTGATCTTGGCGGAACAAGCGAGGTGCTTGCATGCTGGTTGAAATTGAGATAATCCAATGCCCGACATTATGCGGCGTGGCATTTGGCGCACGTCCTTTTTTGTTCGGCATCGCGCTATCGCCGTCCGTTACTTTCCACGCGAAGTCTGGCCGCTGCCACGCCCCATTCGGAAAACCGCGCTGTGCAACGGCAAGGAAATGTTGACCCCATGACTCTTGCGTAAAATGCGCACAGCCTGGTGTTTTCGTGATTGCCAAGCCAAACGCCCATTTTTTGGTCGGTTTGCCTTTATTCTGGCCGGATTTTACAACAAGAGGATTACCATCTTTGTCTGCCGTTTGTGGAGTGTAGACGCTGCCCCAGACGATGCGACCAACTGGTGTGGTAAAAATTGCTGAATTCTTTGTGCTCATGATTGAAATGCCTTTTTAACTAAAAGATTATCGATAGGAACGAGTTTAATTTCACCATTAGATTGACCGCTATATGAATCAATTAAATCCGGGTCCAGTTTTTTTAACGCTTTCGCCTGGGTCGGTGTGACGACTTCGGGCGGTTTTAATAAATCAACGCCAAACATATTTCCAAATGCCGCAATTTCAGGTACAGATTTAATCCAGATGCGACGTGATTTAGTTGGTTCCAAATGATAGAAAGGAACAATTTCCCCATTACGCAAAAGTGCTTTGGCCTGCTCAATCAAACCACGTTCGCGCATTTCCAATTTACTGATTGCCCGCTGTACGGCACGCAACTCATGACCAACCTGCACACTACTCAGTTCAAACGGCACCGACTCGTCACTGGTATCAACCCCACGCATTGCATCTGCCTGCAACGCTTTGCAAACATGCGATGCGCTACAGTATTCACAATGCGACCCCGTGGTAACTCGCGCATCAGGACGCACTGCCAATTCCGCACTCGCATGTAATTGATTGAAATGTCCGCGCAAGTGGGATGTAGAAATTGTCCAACGACGCACTTGTCCGTCTGGGTGATAACTACGAGGTTGGACAATGACAAATTCGACTTGTGTAAATTGATCCGCATGGCCATCGATTTTCAATTCGTCGATAATCCCACATGCATAATCCATCAACTGCCAATTTTCAAACACTTCAACAAATTCATGACCATATTTAAAATCAACAATAGTCAGCAATCCCGGACGATACGCCCAAAAATCAGGCGTTCCCCAATTTTGTTGATGTACATATGGTATTGCGACGGGCGCCTCGCATGCCGCTCGAATCACGGTTGAATCTTGCATAATATCCGCAATAATACCGTGGCATAACTCAACCGCAGCCAACATCTCAGGATCAAGCGTCACGCCATTTTCAGCAACCTGCCCGAGCGCAACCTGGCGACCATGCACCAGTTCTTTCAAAAACCAATGCGCGCCAGTCCCTTCGATCGCTTTCGGGCTATCGGCAGGTTCACGGTACAACTGCTGCATTTTTGCCGAACCAGCGCAATTTACCCACACGTGCGCGGATGAGGGTGCTAAAAATGCGTGAGCACTCATGCTACTGACGCCAGTTGCTGACAACGGAACAGCACATTTTTAAACAAATCAGGACGTGCCGCCAGCATGCTAAATTGGTCAACGCCAGATTCTTTGCAAATTTTTGTAATCTGGTCATTGGTAATTTTGTTGGCCGACAATAAACCGGTCAATTCCTGAATCAATACGGGCCATGTCAGTATGTCAGTATTAAGTGGGGTCAATGGCGATTGAGGGGCTGGCTGAGCGGGTGCTGCCAATGCTGCGCGCAATTGCGCTTCGACCGCTTGAATGACAGATTTGTCCGCACCACGTTTGTAACGCCATGACCCGTCTTGGTTTTTCTCTTTCGAAGAAGAATGAATGTCTGGATGCCACGGGAAGCCGTTTTTATCCGTGTCGCCTTGGGCAGGGTTTGAAAGGGTCGCAACCGCTGACTGAGTAGTGCCCGTTTGCGCAGGTGCCGGTATGTTGAAAGCCGCTGCAGGCGGTAACGATACGTTGGGCAGTTGAGAAGTAATTGGCACAATCGGAGACTGAGCGGCAACGGCAATATTGGATACAGGGGCCGTGCCGAACGCTACGTTTGGGTCGAATGACTCCGGCAGCGATTGAATCAGAGTTGACGGTTGTACATACGCATGCTTCGCAATAATCGGATTGACATCAGCGCCAGCATCGGGTAAATCGGCAGGTTTAATTTTAAATGACAAAGACTCAACGGGCGTATCTGCAAGTATCAACAATATTTGCCGCTCCAAATCCGTAAGTTGATTGATGTCGTTAATTATAATTTGCATTTCAAATTCTCCAGTAAGTTAGTAATGCCATTGCATTTTGACGATGCCGTCAATGTTTGTCAAGATTTATTTTTATTCAGAGCAATCCATTTTTAGACATGCCGTATTTAGTTGCGCCGCAGGCACATTTAAAAACACCTTTCGCAGAAATTTTCAGATAACCGGGGCGTGGTGAAGTTCGCAACGCCACATCTTTAACCCATTCCCATTTATGCGTTTTACCGACTGTACATTTTTTTGTCGCTCATTTCCCAATCCCACAAAGTTTTAATTTAGCTGACCTCAAGTCAGAATTGTTCCACCATTTGACCGCATCGACCGAATTACACTCATGTCGAGTAATGATCGTTTCGACTGGCACATTCTTAATCACGGTGACAATTCGCGGGTCTGGCCGCGCACCATATCCAAACAAATACCCCGCAATTGCAGCGACGGTCAGATATGCAAAGAAATTAATGCGCCTCATATTTTTAAAAATTTTGCCAAGTTGGTCAAAATTGCCGTGTGACTGCCTGGAATAATCGGATGATGCGGATTGTGCAAAGCGCTGTAAAATGGATGTGCCTGCCAATTAAAACCTAATTTATGCTGTGCTGCACGGATGCGGATTGCGTTACGTTCTTGAAGTGACTTAACTCCAGTTCGCTTTATTGACGGGGGATGACCCAAGCGCATTCGAAATTCATTAATTTGCGATAACGTTCTCATACCAACCTCGCATTACGTTTCATTGATCGATACGCATAACGCCCGCAACTTATATAAAGTTTGCGATCTCCTGTAAAATATTCGTAAAATTGCGAGGCTTTGTGAACTAATTTTATTTCTTTCACATCAATCCCAGCCCTGCGAAGTTTTTGACGTATTTCTTTGCATTTCTTTGCATTTCTTTGCATTCATTTTATTTTTTCCTATTTATGTTGACATGATCGGTATGCTCATGCTAGCCCCCGCCATTGAAATGATTTAATTAAGCCGTCGTCATCATATAAAACGAACGACTTTTCCATATGCAAAATTGCTAAATTTGGATGAATATCTCCCCAATACCAAAATTCGCCATCCCAATATGAAAAGTTTAGTAACCAAGGGCCGCATGCGCCAACTTGTCGGGCAATTTCATAAACACCAATTCGCGTAGGCATTTTCGTACTTAAAAACCATTTTGTTAACACGATCGGTATGCTCATGCCAGACCCAACCTTATGTTCTTTAAGTGTGGGCATAATTAGTTAATCTCAGTGAGTAATCGAATCAAAGTTTCGGCTTCCCAAATAAAATGGTTACGCACCGCCGACCTCGCCGCCGACTCCGCCGACCTCGCCGCCGACTCCGCCGACCTCGCCGCCGACTCCGCCGACCTCGCCGCCGACTGCACCGCCGACTCCGCCGCCGACCACGCTGCCGACCACGCTGCCGACTGCACCGCCGACCTCGCCGACCTCGCCGCCGACCTCGCCGACCTCGCCGCCGACTGCACCGCCGACCTCGCCGCCGACTGCACCGCCGACCTCGCCGCCGAATGCACCGCCGACCTCGCCGCCGACTCCGCCGACTCATTGTCTTTAAATACATGATTCAATTCATCAAAACAATAATCAATAACCTTTTGAATCGCAATTTCACATTCGCGAGCATACGGTTCCGAATTATCTTTTAATCGAAGTAAATCAATTTGATGGCGTTCGATTGCCAATTGCCACCGAACATGCTCAATATCAACACCAATTTTAATCGCGCTCAAAGTTGACATAGCGAATGCTGGCGCATTTTCTTTTGGCAGACCTTCGAAAATTGTGTCGCATAACTGTGCATACCATTCAGGTAAACCGAGTTCTATTGGATAACGATCATGTTGATACGCATGCAAAATACAACCAACGTTGCAGCCTCGCGAACCATCAAATCCGGTTCCTTGAATTATTTGATCAAGTCGATGATGTTCTGTTAAACGATCAACGTAAAATTGTTTTACTTCGGGTTTGTTGTGAAATGCTTGCATTTAAAATTCTCCGGTTTATGTTGACAACGACCTCAGATTAAATTACATTGACGGCTCTGTCAACAATTATTTTTAAGGGGGATGTAATGACATCGATTGACACTTATTACTTACTAATTTGCATAATTCCGATATATGTAATACTAAAAATCATAAGTATTGCACTAGCAAATATACTTTCCAAGTTGCGTAATAAATGACGCACTTACGCAACTTCCAGCAGGTTTTAAAAGACCGCATTTTTATTGCGTGGCAAGACCCTGCCAAGCGTAAATTGATGCCGGTGCTACCTACGGGCGGCGGCAAGACCGTCGTCGTGAGCGACTGTGCCATTACGTTGAATGAACCCGGCGCATTTATAGCGCACCGCGCAGAATTGACTGCACAAATGTCGCTTGCCATCGCACGCAACGGCATCCGTCACCGCATTATCGGCCCAGAGAAGTTGCAAAAAATTATTATGCAAATCCATCTACGCGAATTAGATAATAATTATATTAATCCGCATAGCAAGTGGGCGGTGGCTGGCGTGGATACATTGGCGAAAGTGTCACCCAGCGATCCGATATTTACCCAATCTCGATTTTGGGCAATTGACGAGGGTCACCACGTCCTACGACATAACAAATGGGGTAAGACTGCTGCCAAATTTCATAGGGATTGTTTCGCTCTGATGCCCACAGCAACGCCCATACGTGCAGATGGGATGGGATTAGGCGCTCATGCTGACGGGTTGGTCGATGAAATGATTATCGGCCCCGGCATGCGCGATCTGATCAATCAGGGCTATTTGTGCGACTATCGACTGATCTGCCCGCGCAATGACTTGGATATGAGCAAGGTTCATCACTCAGCGGACGGTGATTTTAACCAAATTGAAATGCGCGACGCGGTAAAGAATTCGCAAGTTATCGGCAATGTCGTGCGTGACTATTTAAAATTTGCCAAGGATATGTTGGGTGTCACTTTTGCTGCCGATATCGAACAGGCTGGGGATATTAGCAGACGATTTAATGCCGCAGGCGTCCGGGCCGAAGTGGTCACGGGTAATACGCCAGCGGATGTGCGTGCGAGCATCCTGCGTAGATTTGCGCAGCGTGAAATTATGATGCTGGTTAACGTCGATCTGTTTGGCGAAGGGTTTGATTTGCCCGCAGTTGAAGTCGTTATCATGGCGCGGCCAACAGAGTCATACAGTCTCTACGCGCAACAATTCGGAAGAGCCTTGCGCATCATGGTTGAGTCGCGCTTAAATTCCACATGGCATACATTTACCGACGCCGAGCGCCTGTTGTACATTGCCGGGTCGCGCAAGCCTAACTCATTAATTATTGATCACGTCGGTAATTGGAAGCGCCATAATTTGCCAGACAAACCCAGAATTTATACACTGGATCGACGTGAGAAACGGGCGCCCACAATTGACGAAGATATTTTACCTTTGCGTAATTGCGCGGAGTGTAGCAGACCATACGAGAAGTCATATAAAACTTGTCCGCATTGCGGCTACGAGCACATCCCGGCATCCCGTGACAGTCCGGCAGAGGTTGATGGCGATATGAATGAAATCTCACCGGCAATGCTGGCGCAGCTACGCGGTGAGATTGCAAAAATTGACAACCCGATGGTAGCCCCGCGTGGATTTAACGACATCATCGTCCGATCTTTGCAAAATAAACACTATGCCAAACAGCAAGCGCAATTTGAATTACGTCAAGCGATGATGATATGGGGCGGCCATCAGACAGCACTAGGTCGGCAAATTGACGAAGCGCAACGTCGGTTTTATCATTTGTTTAATATTGACGTATTGTCTGCACAAGCATTGAATGCGAAAGATGCGGAAGAGCTTAAAGCAAGAATTTTATTAAAATTATCAGTTGACGGAATTGTCAATAATCGGAGACAATAAGATCATGAATGAAACTCCTATCCAACAACGCATACGACTACAAGCGGCAAATTCCGGCTGGATATTGTGGCGCAACAATGTTGGTGTTTTTAAAACCGAACGCGGCGTTCCGGTACGATTCGGACTTGCCAACGATTCGCCAGCAATGAATAAACGCATTAAATCGGCAGACTTGATCGGTATCCGCCCGGTATTAATCACGCAGGATATGGTCGGCAAAGTTATGGGGCAATTTGTCAGCATTGAAGTAAAACGTAGCGACTGGAAACCGGGCGATGATCCTGAACGCGAACAGGCACAGCAACATTGGGCCGATATTGTTAATGAACTGGGCGGTTACGCCAAATTTAGTACAGGGGAATTATGAAAACCGACACACAAATTAAATCCGAAATGGTAGATAAGGCGCTGGCACTGGCCGTAAAAATCGGATTTGCAAATCTTACCCGCGCCAACATAAGCGAGGCGTGCGGCATCACCCCGTCACTCGTCAATCATCGATTTGGGACAATGACCGAAATGCGAAGAACGATTGCGCGAGCGGCGATCCGCAGCGAGACATTGCCGGTCATTGCCGAGCTTGTGGCAACAAAAAACCCGTTAGTTAAAAAGATTCCAGACTCGCTTAAAGCGCGCGCCATCGCGCAATTATAAAAATGCACAATTTAGTTCAGGCGTTAGGCGCTTCGGGCGCACTACGCGGCTTTGTCTACTTTAAGCAGTTTATCGTCTGCCAATATGTGCCGGACGAAACACGCCCGGGCAAGACGCATAAATTTCCTATTCATCCTACGCACGGGTACCGCACTGACGCGCACGATCCGTCGATTTGGATTAATGCTCAGGATGCCATTCGTATCGCCACATTATTTGGGCCGGATCATGGGGTCGGCTTTGTATTTACCGAACAAGACCCGTTTTGGTTTATTGACGTGGACGAATGCATTACTGACTCAGGCTATACGCCAATCGTGATGGAATTGGCGGCATTATTCCCAGGATGCGCCGTAGAGATTAGCCACTCTGGCCGAGGTTTGCATTTTTTCGGCATGGGTCGGGTAACGGACGACCGGCGCATTAAAGATAAAACCAATAAATTGTTTGATTTGTTTACTAAAAAAAGATTTGTTGCACTGACTGGCGTTGGCGCTGTTGGTTCAGTCGATGGTTGCAACTATAGTGATAGTCTGGCTGAGTTAGTCAAGCGACATTTAATGCGCGATCCGAACGAATCTGACGCTGGCTGGACAGCCGAGCCGTGCGAAGAATGGCGTGGGCCGGAAGATGATGAGTTGTTGATTCAACGTGCCTTACGATCTCAATCAGCATCGTCTGCGTTCGGTAACAAAGCCAGTTTTGCCGATCTGTGGAATGCCGACATTGCCGCACTTGGTCGGTGTTTTCCACATCCAACCGAACCGTATGGGCATAGTGAAGCTGATAGCGCGCTTGCCATGCACCTGTCATTTTGGACCGGTAAAAATTGCGAACGTATCCGGCGCATTATGATGCAGTCGCAACTTTACCGGCAGAAATGGGAGCGCGAGGATTATTTACCGCGCACCATTTTAGCAGTCGTCCGATTGTCGCATGATGTATTGACTGACAAACACCCGGAACCAGTTCAGCAGGTCGAGTCTGGCAACATTGAGACCCCCGTGCCAAAAATGGTTGAGGGGAATGTCTATCTGGGTGCACAGGAGCAAATTAATACGTTTAAGGGATGCGTATACGTTCAAGACATGCACCGCATCATGGTACCGTCTGGAAACCTGTTAAAGCCAGATCAATTCCGCGTTGCCTACGGCGGGTTTATGTTTCAGATGGATGTGGAGAACCGTCGATCAAGCAGGGATGCATTCGAAGCGTTTACGCAGTCTCAACTCTACCGAGCACCAAAGGTGGATACATCCACATTTAGACCAGATTTAAAACCGGGGATGATCGTTAATACTGGCGGCATGACGCGAGTTAACTCTTACGTGCCGATCAACATGCCGAGACGGGTCGGCGACCCTGCGCCATTTTTAAATCATTTACATAAATTATTGCCGGTTGAACGCGATGCGCTAATTTTACTATCTTACATGTCTGCAGTCGTCCAATACAAAGGTATTAAATTTCAATGGTGCCCATTTATTCAGGGTGTGGAAGGTAATGGTAAATCCCTATTTAGTCGATGTGTGGATTATGCTGTAGGCGATAAATATTCACACTGGCCCAAGGCCGACCAGATACATAAAAATTTCAATATGTGGCAGTTGAATAAGATATTTATTGCCGTTGAAGATATTTGCATCAGTGAGTCAAATAAATCAGTGTGGGAATTGTTGAAGCCAATGATTACCGGGGAAAAGCAGTCAATTGAGCCCAAAGGTGTGGACGCTGCAACCAGGTACGTATGCTGCAATTACATCCTAAATGGGAACAGTAAAAACGGTATTCCCAAAACACAGAATGACCGAAGAGCTGCACCATTATTTACGGCTCAGCAATCGAAGGGTGATCTGGTGCGCGACGGAATTACGGCAGAATACGTCACGGGTTTATACAACTGGTTAAAAAATGAAGATGGTTACGCCATCGTGTCTGAATTACTGCACACGTTCCCTATACTGCCAGAATTTAACCCCGCCAGCGCATGCCAGGTTGCACCGATCACAAGCAGCACTGATGAGGCTATTAGCGAGTCGCAAGGATTGATCGATCAAGAAATATTGGAAGCCGTCGCGCAGGGGCAGGAGGGCTTCTGCGGTGGTTTTATTTCGTCGATTGCTCTGGACAGATTGATTGACCGTCGCCACACAAACAACAAAATTGCGCTCAATCAGCGCCGCACCATTCTGCAACGCCTAGGTTATGACTGGCATCCGGCATTACCGCAAGGGCGTGTCAATAACATTGTGTTGCCAGACAACGGCAAACCTCGACTTTACGTCACAAAATTATCTCCTCACTACCATCTTACCAACGCCGCCGATGTTGCGCGCGCATACACTGATTCGCAAATATCTCAATTGTTACAATTTAAATGTTGACGGCTCCGTCAACTTTATTTAATCTGCGTACATCAACAAACCGACCGGAGATTAAATAAAATGACAACCCAAGTTAAAACAAGTCTCATTCTGCGCACATGCCGCGCTGACATGACATCTAAAAACGGTTTCAAATGGCCATCAGTTGGTGAGGTAGCAACTGCACCAGATTGGAAACCGAATGCCGAATGTGGAAATGGTCTACATGGCTGGTTATATGGTCAAGGTGATCATTCATGTAGTGAGTATTTGGATGAAACCGCAAAATGGCTCGTCGTTGAAGTCATTACCGAAAATATTGTGATGTTGGACGGAAAATGCAAATTTGAACGCGGCGTGGTTCGATTTATCGGCGATAAAAAATCAGCAACCGACTTCCTTATCGCTAATGAGCCTCAATGCGCAAAAGTCGCTGTAATTGGCGCAACTGTAATTGTCGGAGATACTGAAAATGCATTAACTGGCCATAGCGGCACTGCCACAGCGGGCTATAGCGGCACTGCCACAGCGGGCTATAGCGGCACTGCCACAGCGGGCGACTACGGCACTGCCACAGCGGGCTATAGCGGCACTGCCACAGCGGGCCATAGAGGCACTGCCACAGCGGGCTATAGCGGCACTGCCACAGCGGGCTATAGCGGCACTGCCACAGCGGGCTATAGCGGCACTGCCACAGCGGGCTATAGCGGCACTGCCACAGCGGGCGACTACGGCACTGCCACAGCGGGCGACTACGGCACTGCCACAGCGGGCGACTACGGCACTGCCACAGCGGGCGACTACGGCACAATTTGCATTAAATATTGGGATTCAAAAAATGAACGGTATCGCACAGTTGTCGGATACACCGGCGAGGATGGAATTGAAGCTAACGTTGCGTACAAACTGGACTACGATCATAAATTTGTGAGGGTGGCATGACAACCCAAGCCGATTTTTACACTACAAAATATGCCGGATGCTGGCGCATTGCAAGAATAAAACGGCATTGTTTGGTGCCGCTGTGTTTAAACCACATACAACCCGGTGAACGATACTTTGACACGATGCAGCTTGAGAATCCGAGGCTTTCGCGCCGGACTAAAATTTTATGCGCGACTTGCGCTAACAAAAACATAGGGTAAACTGATATGAGATTCGAATCGCAGAAAACGGAAAAAGGTAACGTTAGGGTCAGTTATGTTTCTCAAGAATTAGCTGACGAACAAGCGAAGCAAATGGACGCTAACGGAAACAAGAATTGCAGAGATTGCATAGATTGCAGAGATTGCATAGATTGCAGAGATTGCAGCGGTTGCAGCTATTGCATCGATTGCAGCGGTTGCAGCGGTTGCAGAGATTGCAGCTATTGCAGAGGTTGCTGCTATTGCAGCGGTTGCAGCTATTGCGGCGGTTGCAGCTATTGCAGCTATTGCAGCTATTGCAGCGGTTGCATCGATTGCAGCTATTGCAGCGGTTGCATCGATTGCAGCTATTGCAGAGGTTGCAGCGGTTGCAGCGGTTGCAGAGATCGCAGCTATTGCAGCGATTGCAGCGATTGCAGCGATTGCAGCGATTGCAGCGATTGCGTGGGCAAATCCGATACGCTTAAAATACCAAAAATTGAAAATATCGACAAAGTAATTTACGCTGCCGTAACTGCAACACCAATCGCGTTAAATATGGGGCGCTGGCACACCTGCAACACAACACATTGCAGGGCTGGGTGGGTAGTTCATTTAGCGGGTGATGAAGGTTATGCGCTCGAAAAATTTTTCAATTCAACGGCTCTCGCCGCACAGTTAATCTATCGCGAAAGTGGTTCGCCAATTAACCCAAATCGATTTTATGATTCAAACGACGACGCTTTAGCTGATATGAAACTTCGGGCGAATTTATCTGGAGTAAACCATGACACTTGATCGCGAAAAAGTTAAACAGCATCTGGAAGCTGGCGATAGTGTTCACTGGCACGTGTTTATATGGATGGATAAATGGATGAACTGCGCGGACGGGTGTTGCGAACAATCATTTGATAATACCGACGAAACACTGGACTCTATTGAGAATCTTTGCCGATACGATCAGGTCGACATTTATCACAACTGCGATAAAGTGTGAATAATGATTCAGCCGAGAATTATTTTATATCTTGGAGAATTTTAAATGAAAACTATCATTACATTTTTGTTGTTTTTTATTGCAAATTACGCTTGCGCTGATGAAACCGATAACGCATGGACAGTCGCTCAAGTCATTGAAGAAAGTGTTACGATTTCCACACTGGCAATCGACTGGCATCAAACGCGTGAAATCTCCAGCCATCCTGGCTATTCGGAACGCAATGAGATATTGGGTCCCTATCCATCAGAGTCCAAAATCAATCGTTATTTCGGCACCGTCATAATCGCTCAATATTTTATCGCTGACGCGCTACCTGGAAAATGGCGGGATGGTTTTTTGTTATCGGCGACATTGGTGGAATTGGATGTGATTGAAAAAAATAAACGTATCAGCTTATCTTGGAAATTTTAAAATGACTAAAATTGCACAATTGTTTCTTAGTTGGAAAATAAAACGTTTGATTGCCGCGCGCGGACATTTGGAGCATCAACTTGCGCTTCATAAATGGGCAATTATTGATATAAATGATGAAATTCGACGTTTGGAATTTGTCGAACTGGCTACGAGGATTGATGCGAAATGAACCAAGCCGATATATTGAAGCTGGCAACAGCCGCAGGATTTCAGGAAGTGACATTTAATGTATCCGGCTTTACAGGGATTTTCTCTTGCGTAGCAGGGCAGAATCTTGAACCAGAACTCACCCGATTTGCCGAATTGGTCGCGCAGCATAACAATGCTGAAAGAAAAAATCAGGATGAACTTATTCTGGAAGCCTTAAACGCTGCACAGGACGAATACAGCGATGCTGCCAAAGCGTATCTTATAAAGACTGCAACTAAAATTTTGGAAGCGAGAACGAAATGACTGCGCTAATAGGATGCGAACAAAATTAACATCACTCTGCCCAGTAAATCCAATGCTGCAAACTGGAGTGAAATACGTAATGATGTGTTCAAAATGTGGAGCGTTGAAATGACTGACACAATCAAACAAGCAGAGCCGTTTGCGTGGGCGACTTTTGACGGGGAAGGTAGTTATGAACTTCGTCTTTACGAAAATAACGAATCTTATCGAATTGATTATTACGCTCAAAATGGACCTAAATATGAAGGTTGGGTTATTCCACTTTACAGTGAAGAACAAGTACGTGAGTTACAACTGGCTGCGATATGGGCGACGATAAAATATGCTAAAGAATATATAGATAGCCCAGTTTCACTTCGCACTTTTGATAGCATCGACCCTGATGAAATACTGAAAAGGATGACACCATGAGCGACCCGCAAAATCCAAGAGATGATGACTGCGAACTAAACTATACAAAAGCCCCTTGGATTGCTGATGCAAGACAAGTGGTGGCTCAGCTATGGTGCAAACCTGATACAAGACATTTAATTATCGAGCCTGCTCTGTGTGAGCATATTGTGCAGCTTGTTGCTGGACTAAAAATAGAGATTGCAGTAGCAAAAGCAGAAAACTTTTCAGCAGTTTTAAACAGTGCCGAATCAAAAGAACCGCTTGAAATTAGATTGCAGCCAACCTTAAGCGCCGAGCTAGATAAATTAATTTCTGAGAATCAGAGATTAAAAGAAAAAGTCCGTGAAATTCAATTGTCTACTATCCGCACAACTCTTGTCAAAGAAGATTTCGACAAGATAATTGCAATCGATCCAGAATCCATTATTGAACAGGTGAAAATATGACTGACAACGTAATTAAATTCACACCAAACAAACGACTTAATCCACAAGTGGAAGAACTACTCGATGAATTAAAAAAGACTGTGTATAAGTACGCAGGGCAAGTAAGTTTAGCGGAGGTGTTTGGTTGTATTGAGATTGTTAAATACGATGTGTCTTTGCAGTTATTAGAGGGGATGATTAATAGTGAAGATGAATCGTGATCGCCGCGCTATTCGTTTTTTTTGGTTTTGATCAAGCACTCGTGGTAGCAAAGCAATGGAGGGTCATATTATGATTAATGTCGACAATAAAAATACCAAGTTCTTAACCCATGATTTCCGTGTTGAATACATACCTTCGCGGCGCGTGTACAGAATAACAGCACAAGACGGCTATATGGTATCCGCCCCCGCTTGCCATACTTTAAGCGAAGCGATCGATGAATGCCGCAAAATGCAAGAGGAGTTCGATATAAGAACCGAAAGGGTGCAAGCGGTATGCGAACTGGCGGGTGTAGAACAGGACGAAGCATATAAATACTTGCTACGCACCGAATGGAACGTACCCGCCGCAGTTGAATACATCCTCGCCGGTAAGTACGGCCACTCAGTAATTTAAGATAAGTTTTTGCGCAATATATCCGATGGTGAACCTTTAATCGAAAAGGAGCAAAAACATGAACGTGTCGAGAGGTGAAGATATGAGCAGTTCAACCGGACTTGAAATCGTTAAATCTGCTAAGAAAATTCATCGGTGCAGTTGGTGCGCCAACAAAATTGAAGTCGGGGAATCATATAAAAAATATCGATATTTTGATGGTGGTGATGCGGGAACGGTAAAGTTGCATCCTGAGTGCTATGACGCAATGAAAGAATGCGATGATCTGGACGACCAATTTAGTCCAGGAGATAACCCGCGTGGATGCAATTGTGGTCACTGCCAAGGATGCGAACGATGCGCTAAATTCGCTGCCGCTATTGGTGAACAACTAAATGATGAGGTGAAGACATGACTCATCTCGCTTACTACAACGAGATCGACCCTACCGTATGCCAATGGTTGGAAAATTTAATTAAAGCAGGCCATATTGCGCCAGGTCATGTGGACAACAGGAGTATTTCAGATGTTAAACCGAGCGATCTTGCCGGATATAGCCAATGTCATTTCTTATCTACTTCAGACCAAGGTCTTTTGGCGGGTAGTTCATTCTGTCGAGAAGTCGGTGGCATGTTGGGCATAACACCCAAACCATTTCAGGCCATTTGCAGTTTGAAATGCTTCTTCCTTTTCCGTTCCTTTCGTGTTCTGGGCGATGTGCGATTTCCAAAACACGGGTTTCTCCGCATGACTCGCAACATCTTGGAGCAAGTGGGTTTGTGCGGAAAAAACGAATCTGATTTGAGTCAGGAAGTTGCTTTTCTTTCGTCCGAGCCCTGTACCAATTTTCACGGTCTGGATTTGCAGAATGGAACTCGCGAACCTTCCTGCTATTCCTTGTTCTCCTGCATTCATCCGAGCAAATTCTTTGCTGGTTTGCATCTGGCTTTGCAAAAAATTGTTTCTTGCACTCTAAGCACTCCCTTGGTTTTGATGTGTCTTTTTCTGACGCAGACCACCGATACGCTGCCCCGCATTTTTGCGAACAGTAAAGACTTTTTGAGTGCTTTGTATCGTACTCGGATGAGCAGTGGCTACAAACCTTCCTATACATACGCGTAACTCCATCTATTAAAATGAACATTTTAACTAAAAAATGGGCTTATTACAATGAGATTGACCCACTCGCTGCGCAATGGATTAGAAACTTAATCAAGGCGGGGCTTGTAGCCCCAGGAGAAGTCGATGAACGATCAATCGAAGATGTGCTTCCAAGTGATGTCAGAAACTTTATCCAGTGTCACTGGTTTGCTGGCGTTGCAGTCTGGTCCTACGCATTACGATGTGCTGGGTGGGATGACAATAGACCAGTTTGGACAGCATCTTGCCCCTGCCAACCTTTCAGCACGGCAGGCAAAAAATCTGGGTTTGCTGACGAGCGGCATTTGTGGCCTGACTTCTACCACCTCGTCACCCAGTGCAAACCTGACGTTATCTTTGGTGAACAGGTTGCGAGCAAAGACGCAGAATCTTGGATCGACCTTGTACAAACTGACCTGGAAGGAATGGGTTACGCCTTTGGGGCGGTGCCGTTTCCGGCTGCGAGCGTCGGTGCTCCGCACATCCGCGACAGGCTTTACTGGGTGGCCGACAGCGACAGTAAGAGATTGGAAGGATGGGGCGGAATGCGAAAACGTCCCAATCAACGCGTTATTGGGTCGAACAGTGTGGTTAGCGGGGTGGCCGACGACCTCATGCAACAACGATCGAGCGCCACAGCCGACAGAAATGTATCGGGAGGACGGGACAAAGCGTCAAGTGAGATTGCAGGACTTTGCCAATTTAGCAGGTTGGCCGAACACACCGACATGCCCCAGCATAACAAACGGTCATCAGGCAGGGAACAATCGCTACACAGACAGCATACGGAACCTATTGCGGGACAACCCCCAAGCTGCCCGACTAACGGCTTCTGGCGAGATGCTGATTGGCTCTTCTGCCGGGATGGAAAGTGGAGGCCCGTTGAGGCCAGAATTCAGCAGATGGTTGATGGGGCTCCCTTACGAATGGGACCTTTGTGCACCAATCTCAAAATTAAAGTCGAGGATGCGTTAAATGAAGCGTCGAATAGATTACAGACACAAGCCGGAGAAATTCTGCGAACGTTGCGGGAAACAGTTAATTGCACGAACCTTTTTGAGTGGGGAGGAAGATTACTGCTCGTTCATGAAACGCAGATTTTGCTCGCTTACCTGCTCGAATACACGAGGGAAAATTGGGGAGAGCAGGACGCAACGCATGGTACAAGCGCGCGATATGGCACTCAAAGAGACTTGCGAATGTTGTGGCAAAACATACAAACTTGCAATTCACCACATCAACGAAAACTGGCAGGACAATCGCATCGAGAATTTGCAAACGCTTTGCGTCTATTGTCATCAGCAGTGGCACGGTTTGCATCGGAAGCTACGTATCCCAACATCTACGAGAATGCCCCCGCTAGCTTTCCTCTCGGAGAATTTAAATTTAATAGTAGCTCACAAGATTCATTGGGGATCGTTCGACCCACGAACCGCATGGTCAAGCTGCGCGCCTACGGCAACTGCATCGTCGCGCCGCAAGCGCAAATCTTTATAGAATCCTACATGGAGTTGAATAATTAAAGCATGCTTTTTTGTAATGCCAGTCTTATACCTTCGTAGATAATTAAAGCATGCTTTTTTGTAATGCTAGTCTGATACCTTCGTAGATAATTAAAGCATGCTTTTTTGTAATGCCAGTCTTATACCTTCGTAGATAATTAAAGCATGCTTTTTTGTAATGCTAGTCTGATACCCTCGCTCACATTGCCGTTGCCAAGTTTTGCAGCAGCGTCAAGCGATATCGCGTCGAGATAGACGTTGACCCGCTTGCCGTTTTGCAGCGATGAAGGTCTACCGACTGGTTTTGGCTCAATATCAGCAGTAAGCGTTGCTTTTGAACCATTTTCATGTCGTCTATATAAATCTTCTTCAGTCGTGCATTCCGCGTCCGGGAGTCTATAAGAATCAAATGTTATTTCACCGTCGCGCATGTTGATAAATTTAGTCATTATTTCCCCCATATTTTTTAATAAATTGTTCAAGTAGCATAGATTCCCTAGGGCATCCGAAATCCACACATTCTAACCAGACTATTTTTTCATTAAAAATGTCGGTTTGAATGTATCACCGACTTTTGTGCTTGCATCTACGATATATTTAAACATTTTGATTCTCCCGTTTAAGAAAAAATAATTTCGTCTGTTATTTTGCAATCGCGCAAAACTATCGACGCTTCGTAGTCGTTTGCTACGGGCTGACCATCAGCGTACACAACTGATTTTTTACCAGCGCAATCAACTACGCCAAAAGTTTCGTTTTCAAAGGTTTTTTCTGTTCCGTAGTCAGTGCCATCGAGAACAAACCAATACGTGGTGGCACCATCCTGCCAGTTTTGGTCTTTGCTGATGAATGTCGCTGTAGTCATTTTGATTCTCCGGTTTGTTTAGTTGATGAGTGAATTATATACACACTAAATTACCTTGTCAAGCTTTTTATACACAATTTATGTCGGCAATTCCCCCGCTGGTCTAACCAATTCGTCCTTTTCGACTTGTCGCACATACCGCTCACGTTCTCGGCGTGCCTGATCCAACACGCGCGCCATCTCTGCACGTCGGTCCGGCGTATCGAGTAAATTTGCAGCCATTTCTCGCACAATCACATCGTGCCCAATTGGGACATTCATGGAATATTTATGCGAAGTTGTGCCATAACCAATCTTAAACCGTAATGAATTACGGAACACTTCTGCTGGAAAACGGGGGTCGATTAATCCACAATAGGCGGATAATTGTGCACCAACCTGTTCGATATAACGCGGATCGATAATTATATAAATTATTTGCGTGTACAAGGATAAGTTATATCTTGGTTTTATAATTTTATTGGCGTTAATTGAGGCTCTGATAGTCTTTTGAGTATCACTAACACATTCACAACATGCGCCGCTGGCTGTCGATCTATCACTCATATGTCCATATCTACATTGACGACCCGTATTATATTTGCTCAATCCAGATAATATCGCATCTTTGCGTTCCATGATAACCCCTAAAAGTATTAGATAACACCTGCATTCTATCATACAAATTTAAATTACCCTACACCTAATGACAAAAAAGGGGTCTTTTCAATTCCGTTATGAAACGTAATATCTACTAAATATAGAGTAGATATATAATCTACATATGATCGAAGTATTACTCAGCCATCTATATACATTTAGGGGTATTAGGGGTATAGGGGTATATATAAAATAAGGGTAATAGAATCAATAACTTACAACAATAATTTATACACTTATCAAATTGCTACTTGTGGGTATAACGGGGTATTTTTGGCAAATTATAGTAATTTTAAAATTAGCTCATCTGATCGGACGATGGGGGTATAATTACGTTACGTAATAAGATTGTGGCTATTTACACCATTTACGGAAAAAAGTTGCCCAAAAGTAATATTTACATAATTATAATAAATTATAAAATTTATGCAGTCCGAGCAACGTTGAGTTACACTATTGCAAATCCCCCTTTGGAGCATGTGCAATGGCGATTTCAAACCCCCCAAATCAGATTGGCGAGCCGCTGGCGGCGATACCAGCCTACCTCGTCCAAAACGGTACCGCCGTGGGTTCAGGCAACCCGTTGTCGGCTGGTGACAGCAACAATGCCCCCGTGTCCAACGTCGCGGTTTTAACGCCGGGTACAGTCGGCACAGCGGGCCGTGCAATTGCGATTGTTTTGACGGTTTCCGGCACCGTGAACATGCAGTTATCGAGCGGCACAACGTATTCGATTTATTTAAATTCGGGTAGTCCAAATATTTTGCCGTTGTCCGTGACCGAAATTTTAACGTCCGGCACTACGGCAGTCGGAACATACACAAATTACATTTGAGGTGAGCTCATGTTTCAGCCCGTCATCGCCCCAAAACAAGCGGTACCCTACCAACGAAAATTGCTGTCTGGATGCTCTCAAAACCCATTCTTAACCACGGGTAATGGGGCTTCTCAAAACGACACGTACGGGCATGTTATTTGTGCTGCCGGATCGTTCAACGGCGTAAAACTTGTTTTTAACAACACGTCCGGATCAATAGCGACAGTTGACAATACGATCATTGGGGTTGGTTCGACAATTTACCCGAGCGGTGTCAATAACATCAATAACCCTGACGGTGGTTGGGGCACGGCACTTGGGTCTATCACTATTCCTGCCGGTTCGACGAAAGAGCCGAGCCAATATATCACCCCGTTGATACCAATAAAAAGTGTTGCGCGCGCAGCTGGCGATGCGGATGGTGGTTTGTATCCGTTGCTTTTTGTTCGTAATTTTATCGCCACGGGCAATACCAATTCGTCCTACGCTACGCTTCCATCACCCTGGACGACATTATACGGATCGTCGAACAACCTGGGTTTTAGTATGCAATTTAACGTCAATTATGGCGTTAATAGTGTGGCAACACCGTCGAACTGGACAAGTGGGGGCGGTACAAATACGCCAGTTTTGCTATTCAGCGGCGCCATTTTTCAGTACGACCAGTTGTTCACCAGCGTTTGCGGTATTGGTGATTCGATCATGGCCGGTAACGACGACGGAGCGACCACAATTATGGCGTACGGGTTTATCGCATGCGCCAGTATTTTAGCTGCCGGTAAAAACGTGTCCTGGTTTAGCGGCGGGTGCAGCGGTGCGACAATCCAGCAAATTGCTTACAACGCAAACACGTTGGTCACAAACGTCAATGCCGATATTTACCTGGTGCCGTGCTACACGATCAACTCTGATATCACCACACAGTCCGCTTGGGACATACAGTGGGAATATGCGATGCAGATCGTGGAGATCATCGAAGGGCAAGGAAAACGTGTGATTTTAATGAGTCCTTTTCCGAATAGCGGATTTACTCCAACGCAAAATGGGTACCGTCTTAACCAATTGGCGCGTTGGCAGGCGTATGTCAATTCTGGCGGCAATGGTTGCAACGTTGAAGTGTTGGCTCAGCAAGTCGGACAGGCAAATCCTGGGCAATGGGCAAATCCGGCTTACACAAACGGCGGCACGCATCCTTCTGTAGCGGGTAATTTGTACATCGGGCAACAACTGTTGCAGCCAGTTTTACAACAAATGGTTCAGTAATTTAATTTATGGGTCGCCCCTCAAAATTAACGCCCGTGCAATGGGAAGAGATACGCACTAAATTGATGCGTGGGGAGCGGGCGAGTCATTTGGCAAAGCAGTACGGCGTGGGTGTTGCGCGTATTTCTGAAAGATTTTCAAAAAGTACGGAAAAGCTCAAAGCCATAGCTAATCAAGTTGTTGACGCAAACGCTGCCGTTTCTAAACTGACTGTTCCGGAAAAAGTCGCTGTTTCGAAACATGTTGAGTTATTAGAGCAGATGCAGCGCCATTTGCTGCATGCTGGTAATTACGGGGCCGCGACAGCACATAAATTAAACATGCACGCCGACCAAAAAATGGAAGCATATGATCCGACATTGCCAGTTACACATCCGAGCAATGCACAGATTGCGAACGATGTGATGGTGCTTGGTCGCTTGGCCAACGAATCGTCAGTAATTGCCAGGTCAATGCTCAATCCCAAAAATCGCGAAACTAAAGACGAGCCGCAAGTCATCCAAATTATTGGTGGGTTTGACTAATGTCTCAGAGAGTCATCGAGTTACCGTCGATGCACACTGGTCAACGTGCTTTATATAATCGGTGGACAAGACGAAACGTTGTTCGATGTGGACGCCGATGGGGTAAAACCCTGATGATCGCCACACTGGCGGGAAATTATTCCATGAAAGGCAAAAAAGTCGGAATATTTACGCCCAACAAAAAGCAATGGTCAGAGATATTTTCATTGCTCGAAAATATTCTACATCCGCTTATTACTCGTAAAGATCGTACAAATGGCCTCATTCGCTTATCGACTGGCGGACTGATTGATTTTTGGTCTGTTGACGACAATTATCTGGCTGGACGCGGGCGTGAATATGATGAAGTTCTGGTTGATGAAACTGCATTTACTAAAAACGGGCAATTTAAAGACATATGGCAACAGGCTATATTGCCCACGATGCTGACCACAAAAGGTCGCGCATCCATGTTTTCCACGCCGTTCGGTATCGACGCTGATAATTTTTTTTACGAAATTTGCATAGATAAATCGCTAGGCTGGATGGAGTTTCATGCGCCGTCGATCTCAAACCCATATGTGCCGCCTGATGAACTCGCTGAATATGAGCGAACAAATCATCCCATGGTGTTCCGCCAGGAATATCTCGCCGAGTTTGTCGATTGGTCAGGTGAAGCGTTTTTTAGCATTGATAAAATGCTGGTCGACGGTCTACCCGTCGCTATGCCGACTAAAGTTGACGGCGTGTATGCCGTAATTGATACGGCAGTCAAGGGGGGCAAAGAGCACGACGGTACAGCGGTCGTTTATTTTGCGATCAATAAAATTTATGGTCATCCGTTAATTATTTTGGATTGGGACGTGGTGCAGATTGACGGCGCCATGTTGGAATTGTGGCTGCCATCCGTTTTCCAGCGCCTGGAAGATTTGGCGAAAATTACTGGTGCCCGACACGGTAACGTTGGTGCGTTCATCGAAGACGCGGCGGCGGGTAGCATTTTGATTCAGCAGGGACGCAATCGCAATTGGCCGACTCACGCTATTGATAGCATTTTGACATCGTTAGGCAAAGATGAGCGTGCAATATCGGTGTCTGGCTATTATCATCAAGGTTTAATAAAAATAGCGGAACAGGCTTATAATAAAAATGTCTCTTTTAAGGGGCAGTCTAAAAATCATTTACTGACACAATTGGGCGGTTATCGCATTGGCGATAAAAATGCTGCGAAACGTGCCGACGACGTAGCTGATTGCGTCATGTACGGCATTGCGATTGGTGTTGGAAATAAAAAGGGCGTTTAAATGTCGAACATTGCTGTCAATACATCATCTGTCCCCAGCCAGTTGCTTATGCTGCTGAACACCAACGGTATCGACCCTGGCACACAGGCGGGGTATGAGCTATGCAAACAACTGTGGATATATCATCCGCTGGGCGGCAAGTTGGTCGAAAAGCCGGTCAATTTGGCATTGTCCAAACCGCGCAAAATTAACGTTGACGCTGAGCCCAAAGATATGCTGACGCAAGCGTTCGAAGCCGAATGGGAGGCGTTGGGTGCCACTAACCACATTCGCGACGTGATGTACATTAGCCGGTGTTATGGCGCGGGCGGGATTGTCTATGGATGCCCAACAATCCCGACTGACAAACCAATAGACCCTTGGTCGCTTCCCGGGATGGAACTGTATTTCAACCAGTTGGACCCGCTCAATATGGCGGGATCAATCGTCACAAATCAAAATCCGAATGCGCCTGATTTTCAAAAACCGTTAAATTACACGACTGCGGCGGGGCAACCATATCACCCAAGTCGCGCCAGCGTTATTTTTAACGGTACGCCGATTTATCTGGCGTTTCAATCGTCAGCGTATGGTTACACCGGTCGGTCGGTATTTCAGCGAGTTTTATACCCGATGCGGTCTTATATCCAGTCGATGGTGACGGACGACATGGTGACGTTTAAGGCCGGGTTGCTCATTGCTAAAATTAAACAAGGCGGGTCAATTGTCAACGGTTTGATGCAGGCATTTTCAGGGATCAAGCGCTCATTGTTGCAACAGGGCACGACAGGTAACGTTTTGAGCATTGAGCCTGACGAAGACATTATGTCGATCGATCTGCAAAATACGCACACCGCGATGACCACGGCGCGCGACAATATCGTCGCAAATATTGCAGCCGGATCGGACGTGCCTGCCCAATTGATTAAAGAGGAAGCGTTCGCCAACGGATTCGGGGAAGGTACCGAGGACAGTAAATCAATCGTGCAATTTATCGACGGTGTGCGTGTGGACATGGCACCGCTATTCCGCTTCTTTGACAAAATCGTAAAGCATCGTGCTTGGAACAAGGATTTTTTCGAAGCGGTCAAAGCCGACTGCCCGGAGATTTACGAAGGTTTGACGTACGAGCAAGCGTTTTACAAGTGGGACAAGGCTTTCAAACCCGCGTGGGAAAGCTTGCTTGAGCAATCTGCGGAAGAAAAGGCCAAGGCATACGAGTATAAAGTCAAAAATCTGACCGAAATTATGCGTACCATGTTGCCGGTTGTCGACCCGGAAAACCGCGCGGTTTTACTGCAATGGGCCGCTGACAATCTGAACGAAATGCCCGAAATGTTTTACAGTCAATTAATTATGGATTATGAGGCACTGGCGGAATACGTACCGCCAGTGCCAATGGTCGAACCAACGGAACCTAAACCTAAATAGGGAATCGCTATGAACTCATATGACCCAAGAAAATCTTACGCTGGTGCTGATAAATCAGGTCTTACGTCAATTCAATGGGTTGATATGACACTGGATCGAAATGAATATTTGGACAAAACCCATAAAACTGATCTGAGTTCTAAGCATTTGGTCATGGTCACACTGAATCAAACTCATCTGCGCGAACTCTCAAAATCACATCCTGAATATTTCAGTAGCATGCCGCCTGTTGAAATGGAAAATTTGACTATTGAGCTTGTTGACCCAGATTCATATTCGTCCAAATTTGCGAAATGGCTTGATGCCAAACGTGCCGGAATATGTACCACCAACGCCAATGGCCGAACCAACGGAACCTAAACCAAAATGAAACTTGATCAGTTATGAATGACTTCTACACCGTCCTGTCGGCTGCGGTAAATGATTTTATCGTTTATGGCTATGATGACGAGCAACGGCTGAAACAATGGGTCGCCAAACTCAGATTTGCCGCGGCGCGGTCACTTATTCCAAACCATAAAATGGAACAGGAAATCGCCCGTGCGCTCAATAAAGCGTTTGACCGGTTGGTGATTCGAGGGGGTTTGGTGAACAAAGATGTTTCCAGATTTACTATCGATAAGCTCAAGCCTCAATTGCGCCAAGAGTTGCAACGCCGGATTTACGCCAGTACGAATCTGATCAAAGAAAATCGCGAGGAAGCGATCAATTCAACGCTGCGACGGTTCCAAGGCTGGGCAACGTCGATCCCAGATGGCGGTTCTAAAGCCGTCGATAAAGTCGCTGAAAAAACAAAAATTAAAAAAGATTTAGCGTCGATCCGATTTAAGCAAAACCGGGTAATTATCGACCAGACGCACAAATTAATCGGCGCAATTAATGAGGTTGTGGCCACCGATGCCGGGGCGTTGGGTTTGATCTGGCATTCGAAATGGCGTCAGGCTGGCTATGATTATCGCGAAGACCACAAGGAGCGCGACGAGAAAATTTATCTGTTACGTGACACTTGGGCCATAAAAGCCGGGCTACTAAAACCGATAAATGGCTATTACGATCAAATTACAGCGGTGGGTGAGGAAATATTTTGTTCGTGCCACGCCCAGTACATTTATAATTTGCGAAGATTCCCCGAAGAATTTTTAACTGAAAAAGGCAAGATTCATTTACAATCTAAATTACCGGCAAATGATGTGAAGTAGATCGCCCGTCGCGGTTGGTCTGACTAACCACCTTACGACTGATTAAGTCGGTTCCCGGTTGGTTCTAAAGGCATCGCCTGCATCAAATTGCTGTTAAATTTATAAGGTTATTAAATGCCGTCAACATCGCCAGCACAGCATCGATTAATGGAAGCTGCTGCCCATACTCCGGGCGGCTATGGTGGCGTGCCGCAATCTGTTGGCAAGGAATTTGCTGCGGCTGATGACGCGCCGGGTTCCAGTATTGACAACCCGCTAATAGTCTATGCCTCAGAAGCTACAGCAGCAGGCATCATGTTCATAACGCCCGAAGGCGAGACATTGCTATTGCGACGCGGCAACGGCGGCGATTACCCGGGCGTGTTCGGCCTGCCAGGTGGTCATCAGGAAGAAGGCGAGCATCTGGCGCAAACTGCCCGACGCGAAACACTGGAAGAAACCGGTTTCGATTATGATGGGCCATTGAAATTACTACACGACGATGGTCATTTCCAGACATTCATCGCCCGTGATGTTCCCAAATTTGACGTTAAAATTTGCGACGAATCAACCGGGTTTGTGTGGACAGCGCCCGACGCTGCCCCGAACCCCCTACACCCCGGATTAATCGCTTCATTTAGAATTGCTGGTGCTCGCACTGAATTTGATGTGGCCCAACTGATGGCCGACGGTATTTTGCCCAGCCCACAATTTTATTCAAATATTACATTGCTTGCTATTCGCATAACTGGCACGGGGATGGCCTACCGCTCAAAAGATCAGGAATATGTTTGGCGCGATCCGTCAATTTATTTAAATGACAATTTCCTTAAACGTTGTCAGGCATTGCCGGTGATTATGGATCATCCGAGCGATGGTGATGGCCCGGCAATGTCATCTGAGGAATACACAAAACGCAATATTGGTAGTATTATGTTGCCATATATCAAAGGCGACGACATTTGGGGTATTGCCCGGTGCCATGTGGATGAAGCGATTGCAAAAATTATCGCCGATCCAGAAAATACCAGCACGTCCCCAAATGTCGTATTCAACGACGCGAGCGGTAATATGCTTGTGCGAGTTGAAGGAGAAGACCCGTTATTGATCGAAGGTCAACCTTTTTTGATTGATCATATTGCGATAGTCACAAGTGAGCAGGGCGGGCGCGGTGTGTGGGACAAAGGCGGTGATGCAAATGGTGTTTTATTAACTAACAATGAGGTGTCAGAAATGAGCGATGCAATTACAACGGGCGCAAAAGCTGACGCCCAGGTTCAAAATTCAGTGCCGGGGATTAGTGAGTTACTGTCCGCAATTAATGGTGTGACCACGCTTGTTACCGGACTATCGTCACGTATGGACAGCATGGAAAAAAACATGCCTGCTCCAACACTGCGTAGCGCTTCCGACGCTGATGAGGCTCTTAAAGAAAAGAAAGACGCCGAAGAAAAAGAGGCAAAGGATAAGAAAGATGCCGATGAAGCGCTTAAAGAGGCGAAGGATAAGAAAGACGCCGAAGACTGCAAAAAAGATGAAAATCTGACAGAAAAAGAAATGGAAGACAAGGCTAAAAAAGACGCTGACGACGAAATGGCAATGGCTGACGCTCAAGCCAAGGCAGATTCGGCTTACGCATGTTTCGGTAAATCAGCATCCCGTGCGCTGTCTGGTGAAACTTTGCTGAATTACCGCAAACGTTTAATGCGCGGTCTGCAAAATTACTCCGACGATTGCAAATCGATCAATCTGGCTGACGTAAAAGACCCGACCACGTTGAACATGCTTGAAGCTAAAATTTATGCCGATGCTCTGAAACATGCAACATCACCGAAGGCTTACGCTGACGGGCAATTGCAAGCAGTTCGTAGCACAGCATCTGACGGTTCCGGTCGTACCATTACTAAATATTATGGTGATATTAATAGCTGGCTAGGCCAGTTTAAGAGTTCTCCATACCGTGCAATGGAATTTCATACAGCAAACAACGCTAAACGCTAAGGGGCGAAATTATGAGTGCAAATATTTCTTTTAACCCGATGGCGACAACAAACGCTGGCGGGTTATTTAATGTAAATTCGAACGGATATACGCAGGGTGACGCGCAAGATGATCCGGCGATTAAATTTAAATTGGCAGGGGGCGTTTATGCTGCGGCCAACACAACTCCAATTTGGGGTGGGATGCCGATGACTGAATATGTGGCGACCGTCACGTCAAGTTCAGTACCTGGCACTGGTGTGCTTGGGCCGCAATTGCTGGCTGCGACCTCGGGTGAAACTGATATCAGTTGCTGGTGCGTGGTTAACCAGGCTTTTGCTGGTTTGACGACTCCTCAAAGTCCGGCGCAGACATATGGCCCAGGCATGTCGGTCAATTTCTATCGCAACGGTTCCGGCGCACGTATTCCGTTGCGTTTGAATCCTGCAGCGGTGTCGGCCATTGAAGGTGGTGCAGTGAATGTCCAGTTTTACTGGAATTGGGCGAATAACTGGATTACGGTAACTAATACCGACTATGCGTTACCGACATCGTTCAAAGTATTGAGCATCAGCCCGTCATCAAACGCAAACAAAACTGTGTCTTACAACGGGACTACCGGGGTGGCGACATATATCTATACCGATACTGTCGCTCTGTGCGAAGTTTAATTAAAGGACTAAAATCAT